CACAGGCCTTGCGATGTCACCCAAGTCCATATTGGGTACGTCAATATAGGCATACTCATAGCCTAGATCGCTTGCGATATTCTCTAGTAGGGAGGACTTCCCAATCCCGGGCTCGCCTTGCAACAAGAACCGAGTCGTTGGGTTTGTGCGGATAAGGTTTGCCGCTTGCTTGAGGGTAATTGATTTACCGAAATTGATTTCTGCCATGATGGTCTTTCTAATACGCTGATATTTCTAACATTTGTTAGTGTTGATGTTTTGCAAATTTACTCTGCACTTTTTAACACCTATGCCTACGCTACTATGGACATTATTATCCAAAGTAACTTATATTATACCACATTTAAATGGGTATGTCAAGTGATTTGGCTATGCTTCTCCTTTCAATTCTCTCTCCCACCTTTGCCAACATTCTGTGCAAGCCCATTCACCACCTTCATCGGGTGTTGGATGACGATGTTCGTTGTATGGCTGACCACAAAAATCACACTTCTCAGGAAACCCACCACGCAATTCAATGATTGCATCCAAAATAGTCATGCTTCCCCCCTTAGTTTGTATGCCTTTATAGTCTTAAGCGTTGGGTACTTGGTCGTGAACCTTTCCCTTGCCGCCACCTTACTCTTCGCTTCGAGGCTCTCGGCAATCCACATGCTGAACCTCCCACTCCACCCTGTCACGTAGTATCTAGCTAACATTTGTTAGGTCTCCCTATTGCTAAGTTGTAAAGTAAATCCATCTCTCGCTTTGACCCATGCGCTAATAGCTCTAGGGCATTGTCGGGGTCGGGTACACGCAAGCTCGCCTCATGGTGACGCATGTACTTGTAGTCCTTCTCGTTTACGAAAACGTAATAGTTAGTCATGGGCGATCGGCATAGGTAATACTTTTCATTCCACATCTTCATCCTCCTTTTCGTACTGGTCGTACTTGGCTAGTCGCCACGCCAACCAATGCACCTCGTTCTCTACGAACTCCCACGTGCGGTAGTTCATACAGTCGTAGAACCTAGAGTCAGAACCGCCCCTCACAGCGATCAATGTCTCGACCATCTTGGGCGCAAAGTCATTCATGTGTGAGGTATCAAAACCAAAGTACCACCAACCCTTCTCTCCGCTTGCGAACGTCAGACCGCCATGTACCTCTCGGCTGATCGCAATCAAGTCGTCATCTTGTGCGTCATAGTCCATACCCCAGAACCTATTCTCCTTGGGTACACCAACGTATCCGCAAAGAGTACCTGTGGTTTCGTTCCTAACTATGCGGCACTTGAACATAGTCCCATTACCTGTCGGATGGTCAACCTCCCCGTCTATCCACTCGGCATGGTCGGGCTCGTCTTCCCAAGGTCTCACTGCATAGAACAGTTTCATCTTGTGTCTTGCTTCTAACATTTGTTAGTTCCTTTCTAAAGTTATTTCGTACCACTTCTCTAGCATCCAGTCGGCTAGCGAACCACTTGCTCAGTCGTTGGGGTTCGTACCCCTCAGACTCGTCTTGTAACAACCCCATCTTGTTCATGGTATACCCCCATCTTCACGTGCTTGTCGGTTAGCCCTGCCATTGCATTGAGCATCTCTGAGTCGTCATCTTGTGCGGCAATCCACCACATTTTGTGTTTGCCTTGCACCCTAGCGATACCCGCATAGTCGTACCACCTACGCTCAACCACAATAAAGTTGCCCATCTTGCCTCGCAATAGCATGAACTTCTTCTTGCGCCTCAGCATCACCACCCCCTGTATATAGCAACTATTAGCCAAAACACTGCAAACAAAAACGCAGTGAACGGAGTCAGCGTTCTCGCTAGGAATATCTGCGCAACCATAAAAGCAAACTCTGCTGGCGTCATCATGGTCTCCAATAGAATAGGTCAAGCATGACCACAATTAAACCGAGTACAAAAAGCACTCGCTCGAACTTCTCCCATTTAGTTAACATTTGTTAGTCCTCCATGTCAGCTTTAAGTGTGTTAATCCAAGCACCGATCTGCTCTGAGGTGTGGAACATGAGTATCCAATCGGCTAGCTCATGCACTGGGTTCTGCAATATGCAGTCGTATAAAAGGTTCAGCGAGTCCTCGCCAAAGTGCTTCTTGATTTCTTCCGGTGTCATTTGACCTCCCTCTTGGTTTGTATGGGCAACTCTTTGGCATTGAGGACAGGCTTGCTCTCCTCCACTCGTGCGAACTTCATCGCCTCACCTAACATTTGTAAGTAGTCGGTCTGACTCACTCGCTTGGACAAGCGGTCAACCTTCACGTGTCTTGGTCTTATGGTCATGGCTCAGCCCCTCAGTTCTTTTTGATTAGTCTGTTTGAGCGTTGTACGTGCGCTCGCAGGTGTAACAAGTTGGTAGTTACCCTTACCATACTCTTGGACTACGCACCAAGAGCTACGTTCCTCACCTGCACTACGCTCTCGGTCTTGTTCGCAGAAAATGCAGAACGCTTGATACCTCTCGGTTGGTATCTCATCCTTGCAGTCGCTACATTCTTTCCAGTCGTGGTTGATTTCTAACATTTGTTATACCTCGTCTACTTCTGCGTCTTGGATTGTGTAATAGGTGAACTTGCCCTCGGCTTCGTCATCTTGCTCACGCTTGAGCATGGCACGCTCAGCTTTGAACTCGCTTGAATACGCACCAAGCACAAGCTCTTGATACATCAATAGCCATACTTTTTTCATTGCACTCCCCTTTCGATTGAGTAGTCGTTGTTGTCGATGCAGTTAAGCAACAAGCCACGATTGAGACCCCAATCGTTATTGATTCGAGTACGCACATACTCGATAGCTTGCTCATCGGTTTCGACACCTTGCATGCCGTTCAAGAAGCAACGATAGACCGACAACTTAGTGCCGTTGGTCAACGTGCGCAGACCCACGCGGATTGTGGTTGTAATCATCATCTAACCTTTCTAACATTTGTTAGGCTTTGCATTGTTACGTTTTGAATCGGAGGGGCAAAACCTAAAGTTACAGAATAATACCCCCGACCCATACTTTAATTATACCACAAAGTTATAGATATGTCAAGTGTTTGGGCGATTGCAATCGGGGATAATGTTACGTTTTGTTTGTGCAGGGGTGTTACGTTTTTGGGGGGCAATGTTGTGGAATGTTACGGGAATAAGTTTTGACATATAACATTATAAAACTCAATAGAATCAAGGGGTTACAAAGGAAAAAATGGGTAATGTTATAAAGTTATGTTTTTTTCATTATTATATATAAGGCTTTCCTAGAATATATTGAGGTACGTTTTGCACTTTCTGAAGAGTCTTGCCGTTCTGACCGCCACACTCATTCTCAAAAAAACGTAACATATAACATTGCTTTAAAATCAACAACTTACGCAAAACGTAACGTAACATTGCACGTAACAACGTCACACCGAAACATAACATTTGTTAGAAGGGGCATGGGCTGACCCCGCACAGAGAACTGGTGCAAGGTTAAAATCTCGGTGCTTAAAATTTGGGCACGATGCTTTGGGCTAACCCCGCACAGAGAACTGGTACAACCAAAAAATTCAGGGGAAAAATAACTTAGTGGTACGCTAACATTTGTTAGAGACAGACGCAAAAAAGCCCCGACTAGCGGGGCTCTGATTAAGTGAGTAGGGATTAGATTGCGCAATAACGCAAGCCAGTAGAGGGATCGATCAAATCCATAAAAGATTCATCGTCAAATTTATCCATTGCATTGCCGACTTCGCCAACACATCGGATAATTTCGGGCAACATATACAAACCCGATGCATAGTGTCGCAAGTGTTCCATCAAGTGATTGTGCAAAAATTCAAGTTGTTCCTGAGTCATTTTAGGCTTGTCCATAATTTTCCCCTTTGAAATCTAACATTTGTTAGAACCTAGGGTTTCCCCTAGGTTCTGTTGGTTAACTACTTACTTGTCAGCGTTGTAAGCTTCGCCGGTCAGAACAAAATAACTGTTCTTAAGGTTTTCCAAGATTGTGCTAGCGTGGCACTCTTGTCCCGCCTCTTCAGCACCTAGAATCCGGTTTATCATGGTCTTCAGTTCTGTTGCTGTTTTTGCGTCAACATCACTTGAACCTTTAAGCTTACCCTTGGGAACGTATCCGCTAGCGACCTTCACACGTTGCCAGTAAGTGTCTACTGTTGCGGTATGCACACGGGTAACTGTCCCGTCAGCGTTGGTTTTGATCTCTTTGATAAACTTGGGATCACGATCCATCAAAGTATTCGCAAACAGTGATTTCTCTAACTTGATACCCTTTGCCTCTTTGCCGTCAAGATCAAACCACTTAGCAATGACCTTGCCGTTGATGTCCTTACGATCGAACACTGAAGCAATAGCACTGGAGTAGTTGTCAATGACAACACCGGTTTTCGTAACACCTTCGACAAGTGCATTACGGGCGATGGATAAAATGCCGGTGTCAATGGCGGGTGATGACACAATGACTTGAGTTGTCATGATTCGATTACCTTCTAATAATGGTAGCTTTGGAAAAACCCGCTAGCTACCTAAGCATGAACACCGATTGTCGCTGTCCATGTTATCTATTATAACGTGGTATAAAATAAGTGCAAGCCATAAATAAAGAAATTAAATAGGGGGTAAGGGCTAACAAAAGTTAGAAAAGGGCGCAGGGAAAGGGGGCACCCCCCAAAACTAAGGCAAAGGGAGGTAGCGCGCAGTACACACTGTGTTGCACACTCGACGAGCTAATTTAAAAATCCCCCCACCCCCTATACAATTCTGTACCACAATGCTACAAAGCTTCCCCACAGAAACACCCCCCCCGGTGCAAAATAAATCGAGCCATCAAAAAAAATTTTTGCAAAAATTTAAAAGCTTGTGTTACATTCCACACATTCCCGATAACTACTCGGTGCCTATGATTGAAATACAGCCAAGCGCAGACAAGCCTCTGCCATTTGATATGTCCGATGAGCAACCCAAGACTCATAAGGACGGCATCGCCATCGCTGTAAATACCGCAAACCTAATTGACAAGCTCGGCCCCGGTTTAGATTACGCAGATAAAGATTTGCATTCGGCCTCCGAAGTAATTAACGGTACCGAGAAACCGGCTACGCCTAAGCACATACACAGTGCAGCAGAGGCAAAGGCGGCATCAGTCCTCATTAAGACGTTCGACTTCCAAGCTTTTGCAGATATACAACAGGCCCGCACATTTATTACAAATAAGTTAGTCAGCATGACAGACTGCGGTGATCCCAAGATTGAGATCAAAGCCCTTGAGCTTTTGGGCAAACATTCCGACATTGGCCTGTTCACTGAACGCAGTGAGATTACTGTGCACCACACCACAAGTAAAGGTTTGGAAGACTCTATTAAAGAGCGCATCAAACGGCTCATGAATGCAGAAGTTACAGACGTCACTCCTTTGGATGATCTGGATACGCTACTAGGCCCAGCAGAAGAAACCCGCGAAGACGTACCTGATGTCCAGCAACCTTCCCCCGAGCAAAGCTCGTCGTAATGAGTACATTGACGCTTAAAGAGATCGAAGCGGCAATAAGTACCGGCAAACTGTCGGATTCAGATTTGCGCGTGCTTGAAGCCTCACTTATTAAACTAGAGAAGCTCAAAGATCGTGAACTATGCCAAGAAAAATTTATCAAGTTCGTTGAGCGCGTATGGCCAACCTTCATTTCGGGAGCCCACCACAAGAGAATGGCTGACGCGTTTGAACGGGTGGCAAATGGTACTTGCAAGCGGCTTATTATTAATATGCCTCCCCGTCATACTAAGTCTGAGTTTGCTTCTTACTTGCTTCCAGCTTGGTTTTTGGGTAAGTTTCCACATAAAAAAGTCATTCAGGCATCTAACACGGGCGAATTGGCGGTAGGTTTCGGTCGAAAAGTGCGAAATTTGGTGGATTCCGAGGTCTATAACAACATTTTCCCCAATTTAGCGCTCCAAGCTGACTCAAAAGCAGCCGGAAGGTGGAATACCAGCAAGGGTGGTGACTATTTTGCGATTGGTGTGGGCGGTACAGTGACCGGTAAGGGTGCTGACGTGCTAATTATTGACGATCCGCACTCAGAACAAGAGGCTGCAATGGCAGCTAGCAACCCAGACATCTACGATAAGGTGTTTGAGTGGTATACATCTGGCCCTCGTCAGCGTTTGCAGCCGGGCGGAGCGATTGTTGTAGTTATGACACGCTGGGCACAGCGGGATTTGACCGGCCAAGTGCTTAAAAGTGCAGCACAACGCAGTGGAGAAGAGTGGGAAGTGATTGAATTCCCCGCTATTTTACCCTCTGGACGCCCACTTTGGCCCCAGTTTTGGAGTCTTGAAGAACTCTCAGCACTGCGTGAAGAACTGCCAAATTCCAAGTGGCAAGCGCAATATCAGCAAAATCCTGTAGGAAATGAGTCCGCAATTGTCAAACGAGATTGGTGGAAGTGGTGGGATAAAGACGCTCCGCCTATCTGTGACTATATCCTCCAGTCATGGGACACAGCTTTTGAAAAAACTCAGCGTGCTGACTATTCAGCCGGTACTACATGGGGCATCTTTAACTGTGAAGAAGACAACTTTGCGCCGAATATTATCCTCCTCAACACATATAAGAAACGAGTCGAGTTCCCAGAACTTAAGCGAGACGTATTACGTGAGTACAAAGAGTATGAACCTGACTCATTGATTGTGGAGAAGAAGGCGTCTGGTGCGCCACTGATCTATGACCTAAGAGCGATGGGTATACCGGTGCAGGAGTACACGCCTAGTAAGGGCCAAGACAAAATTGCCCGCTTGAACTCAGTCTCAGACATAATTGCAAGTGGAAAAGTGTGGGTTCCACAAACCCGCTGGGCAGAAGAGTTAGTGGACGAGATCGCGGCGTTCCCATCTGGGGAGCATGATGACTTGGTTGATGCAACAACACTTGCATTAATGCGCTTTCGTCAGGGTGGGTTTCTTCGTTTACCAAGCGATGAGCCTGAAGAGATTCAATGGTTTAAGAGCCACCGCCGTGAGCGGTTCTATACAGTTTAAGGATAAATTATGGCAACGAGTTCTATGGACAAAGGTTTGTACGCAGCCCCCTTGGGTATTGAAGAAGAGATGGGCATGGCTCCTCCATTGGAGATTGAGATTGAAGACCCCGAAAGCGTGCGAATCGGCATGGGTGATATTGAGATTGATTTATCCCCGGTAGATGACACCGAAGGCGGTGAAGACTTTGATGCCAACCTTGCTGACTTCATGTCTGACAGTGCGCTTGATTCTTTGGGTGGTGAATTGGTTGCTGACTTTGACAAGGACATTAATGACCGCAAAGATTGGATCAGAACCTACGTCGAAGGTTTGAAGTTATTGGGCTTAAAGTACGAGGAAAGAACAGAGCCATGGAACGGTGCTTGTGGTGTATTCCACCCCATGTTGACTGAGTCTGTTGTGCGCTTTCAGTCCGAGGGAATTATGGAGACGTTCCCCGCCGCTGGCCCCGTGAAGACGCAGATCTTGGGTAAAGATACTCCTATTAAAGAGGAAGCATCTGCTCGCGTAAGAGAAGACATGAACTACCAACTCACTGAGGTGATGGTTGAGTATCGTCCAGAGCATGAGAAGTTGTTGTGGAATTTGCCTCTATCTGGCTCTGCGTTTAAGAAGGTCTACTACGACCCAAGCATTGGACGTCAAGTTGCAATGTTTATTCCCGCAGAAGACATTGTTGTTCCCTATGGCGCGTCTAACTTAGAGCGTGCCGAGCGGGTCACGCACGTGATGCGTAAGACTGAGAACGAGATTCTTAAACTGCAAGAAGCTGGGTTCTACAGCGACGTAGATTTGGGTGAGCCATCCGGTGAGCTTGATGATATTGAGAAGCAGAAAGCTGAAGAGACTGGCATGTCAGCCCTACAAGATGAGAGGTTCCGCATACTTGAGATGCACGTTGACCTTGACTTGAAGGGATACGAGCACAAGGATAAGAATGGTGAGATGACGGGCATAGCACTGCCGTATGTTGTGACTGTTGAGAAAGCGACAACTAAGATTCTTGCCATTCGCCGCAATTGGTATGAAGATGATGAGTTGCACATCAAGCGTCAGCACTTTGTACATTACCAATACATACCGGGGTTTGGATTCTATGGATATGGTCTTATTCACCTTATCGGCGGATATGCGAAGAGCGCGACCATGCTCATCAGGCAACTCGTTGATGCAGGTACGCTATCTAACTTACCGGGTGGCCTCAAATCCAGAGGACTCCGCGTCAAGGGCGACGACACGCCTATCGCACCGGGAGAGTTTCGTGATGTTGACGTACCAAGCGGATCCATCCGAGACAACATTCTGCCACTGCCGTACAAAGAGCCCAGTCAGGTTCTCTTCGCCTTGTTCCAGAACATTGTGCAAGAGGGTAGACAGTTCGCATCCGCAGGAGACATGAACGTCAGTGACATGAGTGCGCAAGCACCCGTGGGTACAACACTGGCTATTCTTGAAAGAACGTTGAAGGTGATGGGTGCCGTACAAGCGCGTATGCACTACTCGATGCGTCAAGAGTTCCGTCTCTTGAAAGCCATCATCGCTGACTACACACCAGAAGAGTATGACTACGAGCCAGTAGATGGTTCACGTCGTGCTAAGAAGTCTGACTACGACATGGTCGCTGTGATTCCAGTGAGTGATCCAAACGCTGCAACGATGGCGCAGAAGATTGTGCAATACCAAGCTGCACTACAACTTGCACAAACAGCGCCCCAGTTGTACAACTTGCCACTCTTACACCGCCAGATGATTGAGGTGTTAGGCATTAAGAACGCAGCCAAGTTAATCCCAATTGAGGACGATGCAACAGCTACAGACCCAGTGCAAGAGAACCAGAATGTTCTTACTGGCAAACCCGTTAAAGCGTTTATTGAACAAGACCACCAAGCTCATATTGCAGTGCATACAAGCATGCTTCAGAACCCCAAGATCATGGGTTTAATTGGGCAGACCCCGCAAGGTCAGGCGCTTACTGCCGCAATGATGGCTCACATCAACGAGCACTTGGCATACGCATACCGTAAAGAAGTTGAACAGACAGTTGGCTTGCTGTTACCAACAGAGGAGCAAGAAAAGAACATGGCTCCAGAAGTGGCAGCACAAGTTGCACAACTTGCTGCACAAGCATCGACTCGTATGACTCAGCAAGCGCAATCAATGGCGGCTCAGCAGCAAGCACAGCAACAAGCCCAAGACCCGCTCATCCAAATGCAACAGCAAGAGTTGCAAATCAAGATGCAAGAACTGCAGCTTAAACAACAGAAGCAGCAAGTTGATGCCGCAGCTAAAGCAGATCAACTACGTATCGAAGAGTCACGTATCGCGGCTCAGAAAGAAATCGCGGCTATGCAAGTTGGTGCAAGTGCAGCCGCTGCAAAAGACAAACTTCAAAAGCAACAACTTATTGAAGGTGCAAAACTTGGCGTTGATATTGCCAAAAACCGCGCTCAGATGGCCATGCAAACGGCACAAAGAGCATATCAAAAACCTAAGAAGGAGTAACGTTGAACGACTACAAACTGTTGGCGCACGTAGCCAAAGAGATTGAGAAGTTGAAGGAAGAGCAAGCTTTTCATGTTGCAAGTGGTAGAGCCGCTGACATTGAAGAGTATCGAAGTATCTGTGGGGTGATCCGAGGCCTTAACCTAGCAGAAAACATTATTAATGACCTCGTGCAAAAACTGGAGAAATCTGATGACTGAATTTGACGTCGCTGCCGTAGACCTGTCTGGCATTCTTAATAAGCCATCTGAAGACAAAGCTAAGCAGTTGCCTGACCCACGTACATTTCACATTTTGTGTGTGGTGCCGGAAGCTATGCAAGAGTACGCAGATAGTGAAGTTGGGATTATTAAATCCAGCCAATCTATGCACTTTGAGGAAGTACTCACTCCCGTTCTATTTGTCGTCAAGCTTGGGCCTGACTGCTATAAAGATAACACTCGTTTCCCTAGCGGGCCGAGTTGCAAGGAAGGTGATTTCATCATCTGCCGCCCAAATTCAGGCACCCGTCTGAAGATCCATGGCCGTGAATTCCGCATCCTTAATGATGATTCGGTTGAAGCAGTTGTGGAAGACCCCCGTGGTATTACACGTGCAGCATAAGGAGTAACTAATGGCACAAACTGAGTTTCAAGATGACTTTAAGTTTCCTCACGAAGCAGAGGAAGAAGCTAAGGGTAAACCCGAGGCAGAAGAGGATGATGGCGGCTTTGATGTAGAAATCGAAGACGATACACCTCGTAAAGACCGTGGCCGCAAGCCAGATGACACACCACCTGAAGACCCCACTGAGGATGAACTCGCCACTTATGACGAGAAAGTCCAGTTGCGGCTAAAGAAATTTACACGTGGATACCACGATGAGCGCCGTGCAAAAGAAGAAGCACTGCGTGAACGCGAGGCGGCTGAGAAGCTGACCAAGCAATTGTGGGAGCAGAACCGCAAGCTACAGGAACAAGTATCGCTTGGGTCAAGAGCGTACATTGAGCAGTCAAAGAGTTCCGCAGAGATGGAATTTGAGAACGCTAAGAAGAAGTACAAAGAGGCTTATGAGTCCGGAGATTCCGATGCTGTGGTAGATGCACAAGCAGAAGTTTCACGGGCTACGCTGAATCTTGACAAGGTTCAGAACATGAGGCCTTTACAAGTCGAAGAAAATAATGTACAAATACAACAACGTAGTACAAATCAACCTTCTGTTACTCCAAAAGATGAAAGTTGGATGCAGAAAAACACTTGGTTTGGTACCGATCCTGAAATGACAGCTTCCGCCCTCGGGTTGCATCAAAAGCTGGCAAAGGAACACGGTGCTAACTTTGTGGGCTCTGACGAGTACTACAAACGAGTAGACGCTACAATGCGTCGACGATTTCCTGAGTACTATGACGGTGCTCAGAGCTATGAAGATGATGCTCCTTCGAAAAAGGCATCAGAACCGGCTTACGAGGATGAACCTCCGCGCCGTGCAACAAAACCCGCTACTGTTGTGGCTCCGGCCTCACGTAGCACTCCGCCTAATCGTATTAGGCTGAAGGCATCCGAAGCAGCGATCGCTCGCCGTCTTGGGGTTCCTTTGGAAGAATACGCTAAACAGGTTGCTCAACTTAAAAGAGGTTAATTATGGATCAAGTTTTATCGTCTGGAAAGACACAAAATCGCACTGCACGTGAACTAGACACTCGGGAAACATTCGCTCGCCCAGAAGCGTGGCGTCCTCCTGAGACACTACCTATGCCTAACGACCGTCCCGGTTGGACTCATAGGTATGTACGTACTAGCACACTGGGCACTGCTGATCCAAGTAACATCTCTTCAAAGTTACGCGAAGGATACGAACCCTGCAAAGCAGAAGATTATCCTGAGCTCATGATGCACGCTTCCACTGAAGGTCGCTTTAAAGGCAACATTGAAGTGGGCGGTTTATTGCTTTGCCGTATTCCAACCGAGTTCATGGCTCAACGAGCCAAGTACTATGAGAACCTAAACAAGTCTCAGGTGGATTCAGTAGACAATAATTTCCTTCGTGAAAATGATCCTAGGATGCCTCTTTTCTCAGAGAAGAGAACCAAGGTCACTTTCGGTTCTGGTACTTAAATATAGGAGTCTTTTATGGCTTATCCGGTTGTTGACGCCCCTTACGGGCTAAAACCGATCAATTTGATCGGGGGTCAGGTATTTGCGGGTTCTACTCGTGAATATCCGATTACTAACGGTTACAGCACAGCAATTTTCTACGGCGATTACGTAGGATTGTCTCGTGGTGAAATCGTTCGTCTGTCTGTGTCTACTGGCACAGCAGGCAATCAAACAGGTGTCTTTTTGGGATGCCGTTACACAAACCCTGTCACTAAACAGTTGACTTTCTCGCAATACTGGCCCGCATCTACTGCGGCTGGTGATGCAGTAGCCATTGTCAGTGATGATCCTGATGCAGTCTTTAAGGTTGTGGTTTGCTCTGCAACTACGGCTGTTGCTTCTGGTGCCCGTGCAATGATTGGTCAGAATTTGGCCATGATTAACAACACAGGTAGCACTGCAAGTGGCGACTCTAAGAACGCAGCATTGGCTCCTAGTGCAACACCCGCTACTACATCATCCTTGCCCGTTCGCGTGCTTGGTTTGGTGCCTGATACGGCTGTTTCGCTTGGAACTGTGACGTATTCCAGCATTTCTACCGCTACTGTCACTTGCTCGGCTTTGCCAAGCGCGTTGGTTGTTGGTACTGACGTTGGTTCGCTGGATTCAAACGGTCAATACGTTTCTTCCGGTTCTTTTGTTACCACCGCCGCAGCCGCCGGTGCTACATCGTTTGTTTTGAATCAAGCTCCTGTTGCTACATTGAACACTACTATTGTGTTGATGCAGTACCCAGAGATTCTGGTCAAAATCAACTTTGGCCAGCATCAGTACTATGCTGGCACCAGCATTGCTTAAGGAGTAACTTAAAATGGCAATTTCACGCGCACAACTACTTAAGGAACTCCTCCCCGGCCTGAACGCTTTGTTCGGCATGGAGTATGCTCGTTACGGTGAAGAACATAAAGAAATTTATGAAACTGAAACCTCTGAGCGTTCCTTCGAAGAAGAGACCAAACTGTCTGGCTTCTCTGCTGCTCCTGTTAAGAACGAGGGCTCTGCCATCGCTTATGACAATGCACAAGAGGCATGGACAACTCGCTACAACCACGAGACTATCGCTTTAGGCTTCTCCATCACGGAAGAAGCTGTAGAAGATAACTTGTATGACTCACTGTCTGCTCGTTATACCAAAGCTTTGGCTCGTGCTATGGCATACACCAAGCAGGTAAAAGCTGCCGCCGTTATCAATAACGGTTTCAGCGCAGCCTATCCCGGTGGCGACGGCGTTGCTTTGTATAGCACTGCCCACCCATTGGTTTCTGGTGGTACCAATAGCAATCGTCCTTCTACAGCCGCTGACTTGAACGAGACTTCTTTGGAAGCCGCCGTTATTCAGATCGCTGCTTGGACAGACGAGCGTGGTCTTTTGATCGCTGCTAAGCCTAAGAAATTGATTGTTCCCCCAGCTCTGCAATTCG